AAAAGTAATTTAAAAATAAAAAGGAGTGGTCTTACATGACTAAACAATTATCTTTCTTACCAAAAATCGATAGAACAGCGACACAAGAGGAATTAGAAGGTGTGTTGGAAAGCGTACGTATACATAGACAATTTGGGATGATGCGTAAAGAAATGAAAGTCACTCCTTCTTATGAAATACGTGAGCATGGTCCTACACATACAGTTGGAAAACCATTAGAAGATGTTGCTTTAGCAAATATTCAACAAAGTAAACGAGAAGAGTGGCTGGAAAGAATGTCAGTACGTATTGATCAGTTTCTAAATCGATTAGGGAACGGACGTGCAGGAAGCATTCAAAGAGATATTATTTATAAGCGTTATTTAGAAGAAGAGGACGTATGTGATTATATGGTTTACAACGAAATAGGGATGTCAGAGCGTACTTATCGACGTTGGAAGTCTAAAGCATTTTATAAGCTTGCTTTTGCACTTGGATTAGAAGTTTACGAGACAGAAGAGACTGGAGGTAATGAATAATGAATTTTGTTCAGCCAATACGTGATCCAGAAGAAATAAATCAACTAAAAGAGTATTTTAAAGAAAAGAGCTTACGTAATTATATTCTCTTCATTATGGGAATCAATACAGGCCTAAGAATCTCGGATATTTTGAAATTGAAAGTAGGAGATGTTAAAGGTAGTCATATATCTATGAGAGAAAAGAAAACCGGGAAACAGAAACGAATACAAATTACTGCAGCATTGAAAAGAGAACTGAAATGGTTTATTGAAGAAAGAGAAGATAATGAGTACTTATTGCAAAGTAGACAAGGCAGTAATCGTCCAATCGGTCGTAGCATGGCATATAAGATATTAAGCGGAGCGGCGGCAGAGTTTGGTTTAGATGAAATAGGAACACATACATTGAGAAAGACGTACGGGTATCATATGTACATGCAAACGAAAAACATAGCATTACTCATGGAGATATTCAATCACTCGTCAGAGAAGGTCACGTTACGTTATATAGGTGTAAACCAAGATGCAATGGATAAAGCAATGACTAGATTTAAAATCTAAGCATTGCTTTTTCTTTTAAATCTATACAGTTACTCATAAATTTTGTACTGTGTAACTCAAAAGGGAAAGTTTAATTAAGCCAATGATATCAAGGGATTTGGCGAAGGGGTCAGTTACACACAATACAAGATATGGGTAACTCATTAGAGAAGGAACAGGGGGAGTAAGCAGTTGCCAAAAACTACTGATTTGGGTAAAACAGTTGCAAAGAGTAGGTTAGGATATTGATTGGAAAAATAAGTGGCAGAGTCGTGACCGCTTTTTGGCAGGAAATGTGCCGGTTGTTTTGGAAATACCGTGTTATATTTGTATTGTGAGAAGTGGCGGAAAACACAACTCACAATGTTCCTTTATAAACTATATGTTGTCTAAATGGTTTCATAATGATGGCACATAAAATCCGAAACCAGCAGATGGTAATGATTGAATGATACTGTCATTAGGGAGAGCTTTTGCTCTTCTTTGAGCTAACAACATCCTAGGTAGACAGAATCAGGAGAACCTGATAAGTTTTCAGATGGTGTCTGTCGTGGTTGTTAGCTGAGAGAAGGATAAAACTTCACATACCGTAATTCAAAAATAAATAAGTAAACCATAAAAAAAGCATCCATTCGGGTGCTTTTTATTTTGTTGATAAGGAGTGGGAGTAATGATTGTTGTTGCTTGTGGAGGAATGATTGGTGAAGCATTCGATGTATTATGTAAAGCTTGTACTGAAATGCGTAAACAGATTGAAGAGTTCAATGAGTTAATTAATGCTTCTTATATATCCGAGGAAGAAGCGGAATATAAAGAACGTATCCATTTTTATAACTTGCCGGTTAAGGTAATGAAATCACAAGTGGTGGATCGTAAACCTAAACACATTAGAGCGAGAACGGTGTGTTGATATGGATGAGAATCCATTTGTTCATAATACAATCGGTGCGCGTGAAGCGGCATCTATTCTCAATGTATCACCTGGTCATATCAAGAATCTTTGTGCTCAAGGAAAGGTTGTATCAAAGAAGATTGGCAAGACATGGGTGATTGATAGATCCAAGTTAAGAGGAATACAGGAGAACATAAATTTTATCTGTATGTTCTGTGGATATAAAGAACAGTTGAGTGCAAGGAAAGTAAAGTATAAGGATGGATTACGTTGTAAGCAATGTGAATGTGGTGGTGCAATGATTGATGAAAGAGTACAAAACAAAACAACAAAAGCGTAAGTTCTATGATAGTGGTGCGTGGAAACAATTAAGAGAACAAGTAAAGAAGCGTGACTCTAATGAGTGTCAGGAATGCAAACGAAATGGTCGAGTACAAACAGACACGAATGAATACAGCGAGAGTGCAAAACGTAAGAAGATTCAACTCGTTGTCCATCATATAAAAGAGTTAGAACATCATCCAGAACTTGCATTAGAAAAAGACAATCTTGAAACAGTCTGTGTGGATTGCCATAACAAAGAACACGGTAGAACATTCGAAAAGAAACCGAATAAATGGGAAAACGATGAAAAGTGGTGAAACTGATTCAGAAACAATCCCCCCCTTAAAATATTTCAATCTTTTTCGGGGAACCAGGCACCGGGGAGGGGGTCGATTTTTCAAATTTATAAGCAAATTCGCGCGTTATATCAAATTGGAAAACGATGTAAATCAGAAGGGAGGGATATTGTGGCTAGAGTGAAGCGTGAAACAATGAGAAAAAGGATTGAAAAGGATCTAACAAACCAATTGAAAGAAAAAAAGATTGTAGGTAATCATTATACTGACTTAATTCAAGACTATTTATCGTTGTGGGATTTAAAGTGTATTCTTGTTGATGACATTGAAGGAACAGGAATAAAAGTATCTGGTATGCATGGTCCAAAATCCAATCCTTCTATCAATGATTTACATAAAACCAATGATCGAATGATAAAGATTTTAGATGCACTTGGATTAGAAGCATCGGCAGAAGAAAAGAAAGTTCCTTCAAAACCTGCGCGCTCTGTTAAAGATTTAACATGATTCCAAATAAATATGTCACTGAATATATTGAAATGTATCGCGCAGGGAAAATTAAGCTGAATAAAGAGCGCATAATGCTAATTGATTACCTGGAGAAATATATCTTAATACGTGATGATCTGTATTTCGATAATGAAATGCATAATGATTATATAAAGTTTACAGAGAAATGGTATTTCGAATTACAACCATTTCAGAAGTTTTTAACCGCATTTGTTTTTCTTTTTTATGAAGAAGACGACTCAGTTTTTTACGAGCAGTTTCTCATAATGATGGCTCGTGGTGGTGGAAAAAATGGTTTGATTTCATCATTATGTCATTTCTTTATTAGTCCATTGCATGGGATAGATCGATACAATGTTTCAATTGTGGCCAATAATGAAAAACAAGCAAAAGTTTCTTTCCGTGAAGTCTATGATGCTATTAAAGGGAAAGAAATATTAGAAGATATGTTTTATCGAACTAAGGTTGAAATACTTAGTAATGATACCCAAAGTATTATGCAATATCATACATCTAATGCAAGTTCGAAAGATGGTCTTCGTGACGGTTGTGTTATTTATGATGAAATACATCAATATGAAAATTTTGATGTTGTAAATGTATTCTCTAGTGGACTTGGAAAAGTACCAAATGCTAGAGAATTTTTTATTGGTACAGATGGTTTTGTTCGAGATGGATTCTTGGACAAGACAAAAGAAAGAGCAATGAATATTTTGAAAGGTGAAGAGCTAGACGACCCTTTATTTCCATTTATTTGCAAGATTGATAATCCAGAAGAAATTGATAATCCTGATATGTGGGAAAAAGCGAATCCGATGTTTAGTGAACCAAAGAGTTCATATGCAAAAGGTTTATTTAAAAAGGTGTTAACTCAATATAAACAGTTAGTGAATAATCCTTCAAACCGTGAAGAATTTATTACTAAACGTATGAATTATCCTGAAACGGATTTAACAAAGTCTGTTGCTACCTGGGAAGAAATACGACGAACGGGTTATGAAGAAGACGGAGAAACATTGAGAGAAATACCAGATTTAACACATAAAGTTGCTGTGGGTGGTCTCGACTACGCCAGTATAAAAGACTTTGCATCAGTGGGACTCCTTTTTAAACATAGGGAAAATTATATATGGAAAACTCACTCCTTTGTACGTAAAGGCTTCTTGGATAAAGTGAAGTTAAAAGCTCCTATTTATGAATGGGCTGAAAATGGGTTACTAACTATCGTGGACGAACCTGTTATTAATATTTCTCACATAGTTGATTGGTTTGTGAAAATGCGTGAAATGTATGGAGTGAATACAATTGTTGCAGATACATTCCGTTTGGATCTTGTTAAAACAGCACTCGAAGCAGAAGGGTTTACATTGTTATATATTCGTAATCCAAAAGCGATTCATTCTTTATTAGCTCCAAGAGTTGAAACCCTATTTGCAAATGGACAAATTATCTTTGGTGATAATCCATTAATGCGTTGGTATACCAACAACGTTTACGTTCATATTAAAAAAGATGGCAACAAAGAGTACTTGAAAAAAGATGAATTTAAGCGAAAAACTGATGGATTCCAAGCCTTTATTCACGCTTTATGGCAAGCTGACAATATTCTTGAAGAAGAAGTTGAGTTTATGCTAGATGAAATAGATTTTTAAGGGGGTGATTACAATTGGATGGCTTGATAATGTGTTTAATAGAAATAAAGAATTAGATTATATGTACGATGATGATATAGTTTCAGAAACTTCAAATAGGGTTCATATGAAGCGATTAGCTGTAGAAACATGTGTATCTTTTTTAGGTAGGACAATTAGTCAATCAGAGTTCAGAGTTAAAAATGGTGATAAATTTTTAAAAGATGAACTGTATTATCGCTTGAATGTTAGACCTAATAAGAATATGACAGCAAGCACTTTCTGGGAAAAGTTAATTCGTAAATTAATTTATGAAAATGAGTGTTTAGTAATTCAATCTGATGATAGCGACTTACTTATTGCTGACTATTTTCAACATAATGAGTTCGCTGTATTTGAAGATACTTTTACAAATGTAGTAGTAAAAGAGTATGAGTTTAAGCGTTCATTTAAACAAAGTGAAGTTATTCATTTGAAATATCGAAATGATAAGCTGTCGCCTCTAATTGATGGATTATTTACTGATTATGGCGATTTATTCGGACGAATATTAAGTTCTCAAAAACGTAAAAATCAAATTCGTGGTGTAGTAGATATAGAAGCTCAGACGGCAAAGACCGAAGAAGGGCGAGGAAAATTGCAAAAGTTCGTTGAGAAAATGTATAAAGCATTTAGAGAAAAAGATATTGCAATTGTTCCTCAACAACCAGGTTTTAAATTTAGTGAGACGTCGTCTGGTGGTGCAGGTTCTGGGCAAAGTGTGGAAGAAATCAATAAAGTAACAAATGGTTTTTTAAATCAAGTCGCAATGGCTATTGGGATCCCAACAGCTTTGTTATATGGAGAAATGGCTGATGTAGAAAAACAAACTAAAAACTATATGCTTTTCACAGTTAAACCTCTATTAAAAAAGATTTCAGATGAAGCAAATGTGAAATTCTTCGAAATGACAGAGTACCTGGAAGGGCAAAAAATTGAAGTCAAAGCTGTTTCTTATCAAAGTATTTTTGATCTTGCGACAAGCATTGATAAACTAATTTCTTCAAGTGCATTTACTGGAAATGAAATAAGATTAGAAGTTGGATATGAGGACTCAGATGATCCGAATTTAAATATCCATCATATTACAAAAAACTAATAAAAAATTAGATGAATCTGAAGGAGGTGAGAAAGAA